TCGGGCTGTAACCGGGGCAGATTTCCGGGGAGCGCCGGTACAAACCGGCAAGGAATAGATGGTGATAGTCCGTCACGATGAAGGAGTAGCGATCCACATCGGTATTCCCCGCAATGCGGACATGGCCATGCCCAATGGTAACGCGTGCCGCCCTGCCACAGCCGCCAGATGGTCGAGGCGACCTCCTGCGGGTCGATATCGGCCCAGAATTGCAGGCCGCTGGCATCATCGACATCCACGTCGCTCGGCCCTTCCGTCGGCGTCGACACGATGGCGTGCACGAAATCGGCATAGGTGTCGCCGCGCCGGTCGACCTGGCTGATCGGGTCGCCCGAGCCCTTGACGTTGGCGAGCATCTCGTCGGCTTCGTCTGTGAATGCCAAGCCGAACGGATCGGACTTTAGCGACACGGACGATCCACCGTGCGCAAGCCGCAGCGGCACGCCGGCGATGATCTTGCGCGTCTTCGTCATGCGCTTGCCGCGCGCCAGCTTGAAGCGCAGCGGCGGCGCCTCGTCGAGCAACTGCATGATGCGCGGCTCCCACTGCTCCTGCAGGAACTGCTTGGTGGGCCCCAGATACAGCATCGGCACCGGCGCGGTATCCATCCGCTCGCCGATGATGTCGAGGATGCTGTCGGACTTGCCCATCTGCGAGCCCACCACCAGCACCACGCGCTTGTGCGTCCGGGCATGAACCGCCCGCACGAACGGGATGGTGTATGGCGTCAGACGCGGATCGCGCGGACCCGGAATGCCGGCCGTCGGCGGATAGGTGCGGTTGGCCCGCGCCCATTCATCCGGCGTCGTCCTCGTCGTCGGCGTCAGCAACCGCTTCGCCCGTGCGTAAAGCCGATGCACCTTCGGCGAAACGGTCGGCAAGACGCTGGCGTTCTCCATCGCAGATGGCTTCAAGGCGTCTGCGTTCACTTGCATTCCTCGTCATGCGTGCCGGCAGGCCGGAAACCGACGCCAGATAGAGGCCGGTGGCGAAGTCGTAAGCGGCCATCGCCTCGTCCATCATGATCAGGTCGCGATCCTCGCGCGCCATGCGTCGCTCGATCTCGGCCGCACGGGCGTCACGGACACGATTGTCGGCGGCCGTCCGGCTCGACCGGCGCTCGTCGTCTTTCAGGAACCTGATATAGCCCTGCACCACGGCGACCAGATTGTAGCGGCCCTGAGCAAGGGTCGGCACATATCCGGACTTCGTCAACTGCCGGACCCGTTCGTCCGACAGCATCAGCAGCCGTGCCGCCTGTGTCGTCGTGATCGTGCCGGCCTGCGGGTCTTGCGTGGTCATGGGTCAGATGGTCGTCCGGTTGAAACGCACGTGTGGACAGGCAGGCGACCGCCGTCCCTCGGGGCGGCGGTCGATCATTCGGGCAGTGCGAACTTGCGTGCCCATGTCTGCCATGCCTTCGCGACGGCGCCGGTCCCCGGAAACAGGTCGTGCAGATCGTCGTCGGGCCGGGCCGCCACCATCTCGAAGGCCCAATGACAGACCGCTTCTGGCTTCGCACCCGTCAGGCCCCGTTTCATCGCGATCGGACATTCGATCCAGTCCCGCACCACAAGCCGCGTCGAGACCACCGGCTTGCGCGCCGCCCTGATGATCACCGGCTCCCATGCGTAGGCGACCGGGACGTTGCGTTTGAAGGCCGCAAACCCCTTCACCCATGCCATCCAGCGCGCGCCGGTTCGTTCCACATGTGGCGCAAGGATGGCCATCGATGCCGGCGTCGCGGCGGCGTGCAAGACCCAGCCGTCGTATTCATCCTGAAGACGTTCGATCAGCGCGCCGTGGTCGACCTCACCCGCATAATCCGGGTGGTCGCGGTAGAGATGGGCGCAGTTGACATAGGGCGGGTCGGCATAGCCAATCTTCATGTGCGCTTCATTCCCCGGTTCCTGCCCGGATCGCCTCGAACAGCCGGCGCAGCAGGTAGCCACGCGCCAGCGATACCCCGACGAAGGCGAGGCCGATGGTCATGTGCTCGGCAAGCCCGGTCTCGATCCTGAACCACGGGAACACCACGATCTGGGTGGCGATGGCCAAAACGTAGCCGACCACGACATTCGTCACGGCCTCCACCATCGACATGGTGCGGGATTGTCTCATCGCAGCCCCTCCGGCTGGCATTCCAGAAACGCCGTCACGAACTCCGCCGCGAGCGGCGGCACGATCGCATTGCCGTAGCCCCTGAGCAGTCCCATGCGGCCGGGTATCCCATCAACCAGCGGGAATGTTCCGGGCTCAACCGGTCGCCAGCGTCCGTCCCGGCAGAGGAGCCAGTCAGGGTCTCGCCAGACGCCGTCCGTCGCGCCGGTCCCGGTGGGATCGACGAGGGGTCCGTCCTGGTCAGCAGTTTCACCGTCCTGCGGCTGGCATCGGTATTGCCGGCCGCGTTGTAGCTGTCCGTGGCCGGCGATCCGGCCATCGGCGTCGGCCATCCCGCCAGCCAGACCTGTCGCCCCAGCAGCGCGTTGATCGGGACATTCAGGCATTCCGCGCCGTCCTTGTGATCGCGCGCCGAGGCCGTGGCCCAGCCCGCCATCGCCGGGTTCCATTGCGACGGCGCCGAAGAACAGCCGCTGCCGGATATGCGGGGCGCCGATGCACGCAGCCGGCAAATCGGCCGCCGCGACGGCGTAAGATGCCGCCTCCAACGCATCCGCCAGAGCGTCGAACCACGCCCAGCCAGTCGCGCCCTCAGCCGCTGTTCCAGCCGTTCGGCCAGATGGGCCGAGCACCGCTGCGCTGGCGACCTGCTCGCCGAAGACGAGGCCGGGGCGGCAGGCAGCGACGAGGCGCAGGAAGGCAGGGGCGAGATGGCGGTCATCGTGCTGTCCCTTGCGCTGCCCGGCCTGGCTGAACGGCTGGCAGGGCGGCGAGCCGGTCCAGACCGGCCGGTCCTCGGCCACGCCGGCAAGGCGCAGCGCATGGGGCCAGCCGCCGATGCCGGCGAAGAAATGACATTGCGCGAAGCCCCGCAGGTCGGACGGCTCCACATCGAGGATGGAGCGTTCGTCCACCTCGCCGTCCGGAAGCTGGTCGGCAGTGATCAGCTCCCGCAGCCAGGCACAGGCCGCAGGATCGGAATCGTTGTAGTAGACGGCCATCAGGCGTCAGGCGGCGACAGTGTCGTCAGCATCGGCGGCAGTGCCGGCGTCAGCATCGGCGGCAGCGTCGTCGGTGTCACCACCCAGCCGCTCGGCCTTCACCTCGGCGAAGGTGCGCCCGTCGCCGTCGAGGATTGCGTCCCTGCCGGTCTCGGCCTGCCAGCGCTCGATGGCAACATCGATGTAAGCCGGGCTGATCTCCATGGCGTTGACACGCCTGCCGTTTTCCTCGCCCGCCATGATCTGCGAGCCGGAGCCGCAGAACGGCTCGTAACACAGCCCGCCGCGTGTGACGTGCTGGCGCATCGGAATGGCGAACGCATCGAGCGGTTTTGGCGTCGGGTGGTCGGGCCGATCATCCCTGGCGAAGGACGGCATCTCCCAGGTCGAGGGCAGCGTCTGATCTGCCACCTTCGGCGGCCGGTTCGGGCGCACCCACCCCATCAGGCACGGCTCGTGCTTCCACAGGTAATGCGAGCGGGTGAGCACGCCACGGTCCTTCACCCAGATGATCTGCTGGTGCACGAATGCGCCGGCCTTCGTCCAGCATTCCTCCAGCATCGCCTGGCGGCGTGAGGCATGCCAGCAATACCAGGCAGCGTCCTGCGTGATCGCCTCCGCCACCGCCGCGGCGATGAAGCCGTCGTAAAGCTCGGCGCCCTGACTGCTGTCGTCCCAGGTGGTGCCGTAGGACTGGCTCCAGTCTTTATTCCGCGTCGGGTGGTTCGACCCGTCATAGTCGACGAGGTACGGCGGGTCGGTGGCGAACAGGATGGCCCGCTCGCCATTCATCAGCCGACGCACATCGTCGTGGTTCGTGCTGTCGCCGCACAGCAGCCGATGATCGCCGAGCAGCCACAGATCGCCGGTGCGCGAGGCCGGGTTGCGCGGCGGCTCGGGAATGGTGATCGGTGCCGACGAGCCGCCATCCTCACCGTCGGCATCCGGCACATGCGCCAGCAACCGATCGAGGTCGGCATCCGAAAAGCCGATCACCGGCAGGTCGAAGCCGGCATCATCGAGGAACCTCAACTCGACGTTGAGCAGCGCATCGTCCCATTCGGAGGTTTCGGCCAGCGCGTTGTCGGCCAGCGTATAGGCACGCCGCTGCGCATCCGACCAGCCCGCACAATCGATCACCGGCACCATGCCGTCGGGCAGAACCCTGCCATCGGGCAGCCGGATCGTCTCGCCACCCGCGCGCAGATGCAGCACCGCCAGCCTGCGGCCATGGCCGGCGACGATGATGCCGCCGGCATCCCTGTCGACCAGCAGCGGGTTGGTAAAACCGAACTCGCGTATCGAGGCGGCGATCTGTGCGACCTGTTCTTCCGGGTGCGTCCTGGCGTTGGCCGGGTTGGGCACCAGATCGTCGACAGCCGCCAAACGGACCTGCGGAACCGGAGCGTCATTCTGGAAATCGCCAGGGGCGACTTTGCCGACGTCGGTGTTTGATTTCATTGGCTTATTCGCCATTTTGACCCAACCAAAATGGAAAAATCGGAAGCGGAAAAACGCTCAAAAACGGCAGTGGCGCGCCCCCGCACCCTTTGGTTGCAAAAGAAGGGGTCCCGTGGCGGGGGGGGTGCGGGGCGCTGCGGGGTTGAGCGTAGTCCAGCGGAGGCGGTCATCGACAAGGGGTTGCAACCGTGGGTCGTTGAGTTGTGGGGCTGCTGCGCAATGCTGCGGGTCGGTGCGGACCGAGGAACGGCGCTCTCGGCTACGGCACGAGCTTCACCAGCGCCGCCTCGACGCGTGCTTTGAGCAACGGCGCTGCGGTCTGCTCGAACGCCGCCGCCGTGCCGCCGCTCGTCATCTCCACCGGGATGAACATGCCGGAGCGGGCGAAGGTCAGCTTGCGGCCGGCGCTGTCGAGCCTGTGCATGACATGACCATCGCGGACAAGGCCGTGGCGGTTGGGAAATTGCCCGCCAAGGATGAACGTGCCGGGGAACAGCGTGCGTTTGTTCCACGGGATCGCGGTTGCGCCAGCCCTCGTCTCCCTCGGCTTCAGGTATTTGAGCCGGATGTTGCCGCCAGCGGTCTGCATCTCGTAGGCGAGCTTGCCGGCATGGGCACGGCGTGGCTGGCCGATTGCCATGACGATGGTCTTCCTCGGCAGGCCGGTCTGTCTGGTCAGGGCACGGATGACCTGGGTCTTCGCCCGGTTGCCGACCTGGTTGACGATGCGCGGCAGCACCTTTGG